TGATCTCGCTGCGTTTATGACCGCCTCAAGCGCGACTGTAAGCGCTAACTCCCGGTTATTGCTCATGACCTTCTCCCTTCCTGTGGAGCGGTAATCGTAGGCCAACTTCACTTCGCATGGAATCGACCCATGACCATTTCAGCACCGGTTATCCGCTACCACGGTGCCAAGTTCAGACTTGCGCCGTGGGTGCTCCAACACTTTCCCGCCCACACATGCTACGTCGAGTCGTTCGGCGGCGCCGCCGGCGTGCTCATGCAGAAGCCTCGCTCTTACGCCGAGGTGTACAACGACCTCGACGGCGATATCGTGAACCTGTTCCGCGTGCTGCAGGACCAAGCGACCCGCGCACAGCTGACCGAGCTTCTGGTGCTGACGCCCTACTCCCGCGCGGAGTTCGAACTGTCTTGGGAAACCTCAGAGGAGTCTGTCGAGCGCGCGCGCAGGACGATCATGCGGGCGCAAATGGGCTTCGGCTCTGCTGGAGCAACCAAAGGTGTCACCGGATTTCGCATCGACACGAAGCGCCAGTACGGCACAGCGCAATCGCTATGGGCTGAATACCCGGACTCGATCGCGGAAGTTGGCCAGAGGCTCACGGGCGTGCTGATCGAAAACAGGCCCGCGATCGAGGTGATCACCGCGCACGACGCATCGACCACGCTTCACTACGTCGATCCGCCATACGTGCACGACACCAGGTACAAAGGCGCATCAAGCGGTCGGTACTACCGCCATGAGATGGACGACGCCGAACACCGCGTGCTGCTGAGCAATTTGCTCGAGCTAGAAGGAATGGTCGTGCTGTCGGGCTACCCGAGTGACCTTTACAGCGAAATGCTGCCCGACTGGTCCTGCTACAGCACCTCTGCCCGCATCTCAGCCGGGCGCGGCACTGCGAACCGTACCGAATGTATTTGGCTCAACCCTGCCTGTGTCGATCGAGTAAGTCAGATCGGCCTGGATCTCGGCGAACGCGCTTAACCCCTTCCCCACTTCCACGAATCACGCCACTGGCGAGGATCAGCCGAACGCAATTAAACGCGGTGCTCGATCACATCACGAAAGTCTTCGATCTTTTTACTCAGCGTCCAAAGATCCTCATTAAGGCCTCTTGACATATATATGTCAGGACAATGGCTGCAAATGAACCTAACGCGGTCTTCGGTCAGGTTGTTATGGCTCGCGATGGCTCGTGTGGTGCGATAAGGATAGGACTGACTTTCGCCAGCATTTGACCTCATCCAGGCAAGGACTTTCTTGGTGTCTTGGCAATCCTTGATTTTCAGGTGCAACTGCTGGACGGCGTATAGAGCCAATCCTGCCACCGCCCCTCCAGCCGCGCCACCGACCGACGTCGAAATGATGTCGTTTACCAACTGATGCTCCATTCGAATTCCCTCTCACTTGGAAATGCCAAATATAACTGGCAAGGATCCCGCATGTCCGAATTTCAGCGTCACCTCGCGAGCGAGCAATCCCCTTCCCTAGCTCTACCGTTTGAGCAAGAGCTGATCGTTGATCTGTTCGCCGGTGGCGGCGGCGCCAGCTCAGGTATCGCCCGGGCATGGCGCGAGCCCGATGTGGCGGTAAACCACAACGAGATCGCCATCGCCGTGCACCGCGCCAACCACCCGCAGACCCAGCACTATGTCGCGGATGTGTTCGAAGTTGATCCTCTGCTGGCCACCCGTGGTTTGCCGGTTGCTCTGCTCTGGGCATCGCCGGACTGTAAGCACTTCAGCAAAGCCAAGGGCGGAGCCCCGCGAGATCGCAAGGTTCGTGGGTTGGCCTGGGTGGTGATCCGCTGGCTGCACGCAACTCGCCCGCGCCTCATGCACCTAGAGAACGTCGAAGAGTTCTGCGACTGGGGCCCCATCGACGATGACGGTCTGCCGATCAAGGCGGAGCGTGGCCGCACCTTCTGCGCTTTCATCTCGGCGATGAGCACCGGCTTGGCCGCCGATCATCCTGACATGCCAGAAATCCTCACGGCCATCGGCGAGTTCGTGTCGGTCGATGCGCTGGTGCGCGGTCTGGGGTACAACGTTGACTGGCGTGAGCGAGTGGCAGCCAACGCAGGTGCGCCGACGATCCGCAAGCGGCTGTACCTGATTGCGCGCCGGGATGGGAAGCCGATCGTTTGGCCCGAACCTGTTCTGCACAAGCAACCGTCCGGCAAGCAGGAAGGCTGGCGCACTTCTGCCGAGTGCATCGACTGGTCTAACCTGGGGCGTACCGTATTTCGCGAAAAGCCGATGGCAAAGAACACTCTGCGCCGAGTAGCCAAGGGGCTGTGGCGCCACGTCCTGACGAGCCCCAAGCCATTTATCGTGCCCATGCGCGGGACGTCGGCGGCGCACACCAGCACCCACGGCGTGGACGAGCCTCTCTCTACGGTCAGCGCCGGCGGCAATCACCACGCTCTGGTTCACCCGGTCGTGACACCGTTCCTCACGGAGTGCGCCAACGGCTCATCGCAGCGCAACTTCGATATTCAAGAGCCGCTGCGCACCCAGGTCGCCCAGGTAAAAGGCGGTCACTTCGCCGTCGTGGCTGGGCACCTGACCCATCTGACTCACCACGGTGACCGCAGCGGCTATTCGCTGCACGAGCCAGCCCGCACTGTCACCGGTGCCAACCGGGGCGAGCAAGCCTTGGTCGCAGCGTCGATGGTGACCATGCGCAAAGGGTCAGTCGGCAAGCCGGTCAACGATCCGCTGAATGCGATCACGACCAACTCCGGGCACCACGCCCTATCGGCAGCGTTTTTCGAGCAAGCCAACGGTGGTTTCTACGACGGTGACGGGCGGCCAGCGGATGCCCCGCTCTCGACCATCTGCCAGTCCGGCGCTAACCAGCGGCTGGTGAACGCCTACCTTGTGAAGTACTACGGCAACGAGAAAGACGGTGTGTCGCTGCTGGAGCCCATGCACACGCTGCCTACCAAGGACCGAGTGGCCGTGATTGAAGTTGAACGCGTCATGAGCGCGCTGAGTCCCGAACAGCTTGAGGGTGCGCAGCGTTGCGCGGCCTTCATGCATGAGCACCTGCCTGAGCACTTCAAGGAACCGGCCGACTTGGTAATGCTCGACGGCTACGTGCTGGTCGACATCACCCTGCGCATGCTCAAGCCGCCAGAGTTGAAGAAGGCTCAGGGGTTCAGCCACGAGTACATCATCGACCGCGGCTTTTTCGTTGACCCCGACACAGGCGTTGGCGAATGGCGGGACATCAACATCACCGACCAGGTGAAGCTGATCGGCAACAGTGTTTCGCCGTACGAAGCCTATGAGCTGGTCAAGGCGAACGCTGCTGACCTGATCGACCTGTACCGGCGCCTCGCCGCCTGACCAACCCCAAAGTAACCTCCAGAGGTTACATTCCGGAAAGTAACCTGAATCGGTTACAGGGATATCGCCATGCCTGAACACATTTTGAAAATTCACGCCGTGCCATTTGAGGACTTGCGATCAGGGCGGAAAACCAGTGAGGTCCGCGACTGCAGCGACCGAAACTTCCAGCGGGGCGATACGGTCCTGCTGCAACTGATCGATGAAACAGGCAACCCAACCGGTCGTGAACTTAGCCGGACGGTCACGCACATCCAGCGCGGCTACGGACTTCCCGACGATTTGTGCGTGCTGTCGTATGGATGGCAGTACGCATTCAATCAAGAAGCACACCAAGCCGAAATGAAGAAGGCATCGCTGGCTGTGCTCAACGACGACTTGCGCGAGATTTTTGGCCGCATCTGCCACACCTGCATCGCTATTTCTCAGGTGCTACGACTGATGGGCCATGACATCAAGAAGCGGGCCGAAGATGAGCAAGCCGCGACGATTCATTGGCTGCTCGGCCACTACCTTCGGGACCAGATCAACTGGCGGGCAAACGCTTCGAACGATCTTCGAATTGCCGCAGAAAAACACAGAGCCGCCAACGCCGCCGACCAGGGCGAAGTGGGCACGTATCCGCAGGAGGGGTTATGAGTCAGGAATTGAAGCCGTGTCCATTCTGCGGCAGTACTAACCTAAACGTCACCGCAGAATCATCCTATGTCATGTGCTACGGCTGCGATGCTGACGGGCCAGTAACGAGGCCCAGCACTGCAGCCATTGCTGCATGGAACAACCGCCCCGCCCCTGCGCCACCTGCAGGCCGGCAGCTGGAAAGCCGACAGTATGTGTTGCGCGCAATGGCTCGCAACTACCGGAACGGTCATTCTTGGGATCATCTGGATGGCGAAGCTGTGAGCAAGGCCGCAGATGAAATCAACCGGCTGCAAGCCGAGAACGCCGCACTCCACCAGCGCTTGAACGTCGCGTATCAGAAGAGCGACGAAGCAGTGACCCTGATTCGTGAGCTCTATAACTCGAAAGGGCCTGCCCTCTCATATCGCTTCAGGGCTGGCGTCGAAGAATTCTTCGCGAAACACTTCCCGCAGTAAACCCGCCGCCCCCTTGACCCCCACCTATCCCTATTGCCTGCTGCGTATGCGGCGAGGACGAAGTCATACCTGAAATAACAGCTTTGATTCAACCCATGCCAGTCGAGCGCGACGCCTCGGGCTGCTGGACTCACCCGGCGTGGCCATCGATGGATGATGAGCTGACCCCATATACCTGGTTTGCCCAACGAGGTCTTGAGGTTCGTGAGCGCTCTTTCGAAGGTGATGCTCCTGATGAACTGCAAGCTGCCTGGTATGTGAACGGCATTCCTGACTGCACTGCATGGTCGCCTACGAAGCCTGCCGGTGATGGCTGGTTCATCTTCTTGATTCACGACACTGAAGACGGTCCTACCTGCGTGTGGGTCAGACCAAAGATGACGACATGAGCCGCAGTGGATACAGCGCCGGTTACAAAGACTCAGGCCATATTTGCTGGCGCGGCGCCGTGACGTCGACTATGAAAGGCAAGCGGCACCATTGGAATCAAATCCTAGTGGAAAATGTTAGACAGGGGCTACGCTTAAGGGGGGGGGGGGGCCCCCCCCCCCCCCGCCGTGCTCGCGAGCGCTAAAACCACACTGATGAATGGACATTAGACAATGGCAATTGAAGACCAAGCGTTACCCGACTTTATGGCGAAACTCATACGTCTAGGTGCGGCGCCGCTCAGTGAAATTTCAGTGGTTCCGGATAACATCTTTTCTGCGACCGAGCCCGCCGAGTTAGTCCAGGCTGCTGAGGCCGATACGCTGAGGACTCTGCTCAATCAAAACCAGATTCCCTATCAAGAATTATTTGATTCTAACGAAAGCATCGTCTACCACCAGAACTACAGCGACGATTGGTTTGGCCCGACCATCCTTATTCCAATAGCTGCGCTCCTTCAGAACCCGAACGTGACGTCTGTGGTACTCGGGCTCATTACAAACTATCTTTATGACGCATTCAAAGGTAGCAAGACTCAAACTGTAAAACTCAACATAATTAAAGAATCCAGGAGCGGTGAGTTTAGAAAGCTATCGTACAGCGGACCAGTAGAAGGAATGGCCGAGCTCTCTAATATCTTAGAACGAATTGAGGAATGAACTTGGACGAAATAATTCAGCAGTACAACTCCATAATAAAAACTGCAGAAGAATTTACCTCGCCCGCGAGAGACACAAGGCTGCAGCTTAACCAGTGCGAGACATTAGAAAATCTCATTCATTATGCGCTGCTTAATAAGAAGAAGGCAGTCGACCATGCGGATGAGAATGTAGCCAATCTTTTCCTAGGCTACCAGTGTGCTGCTGGCGCGGTGCTGAGCGAAATAAGAATGTGGATATTGCTCAAGTTCGACAAGCCGAACGAAGCATGGGATCAGTATGTAGCCGCTCAGATGGCGTTAATGGACGCTTGTCGAGCCCACCAGGGTTTTCGGCATGGCGGAGAAATTAGCCTGCGATTAGAAACGGTAGAACAACTCATCTTCCCCAAGCAGAAATTCGTAAGCGCCGGATTTACCGCAAAACAGCAAATCTGCTCTATTTGCAACTTGAAGTACTCGACATGCATACACCTGAGGCACAGAGCATACTGGGGCGAGCTATGCGATATCCTTCATGAGGAAATCACCGGCGATCACCTCGCTCTCGTTGACTTCCCTGCTGACAGGAGGTGTCGAATCGTCTCAATCAATACCGCTGAAGGCGTTCAAGACAAACTCTCACTGATCGTAACTCCGTATGAAGACGATAATACAACGTATGACGACGCTTCACTCATAGTCCAGGCCACTATGATGTGCTCCGATAGGTTTCCCTACCTGCAGCCGAGTAAGTTGGTGCTGGGCGATCTACCTATGGAGCGGATGTAGGCCAGTAACGAGTGATCACAGCCCGATTTTGGGGCTAGGTCCTCCGCAAATTTGTAGATGAGTTTCAAATCCGCTGACGTGTGAAGTCGCGGCAGCGGTTGGTGAGCCCTACGCTTCATCAGTATTTCGCTGCGACAGTTTAGTACCGGCTGATCACTGCCAAACTGAGCCGCTCAATGGCAGAGGAGTAAACAGCCTTGAGTTCAGCGTCCAGGATTTCGCGAGGTGTGCGGAGCGAGTTTGGGGTACTCGGAATATACCAGCCGACCAGGGTTAACATGCCCCACCTCATATTTCGCACCGAGTCAGCCGCAAACGTCGTCGCAATTGCCCAGCCCGTAAAACTCTAACCACTTCCCCCCCCCGCTTTTCTAGACGCCTGCCGGTGTACGGCGGGCGAGGAACCGCTATGCCCGAAGAAAATGAAGAGCTGTACGTCGTCTATGCGCAAGGGCCGGACGATCTTTATGCAGCTGCAACCAAAGAAGAAGCGGAAAAGCTGGCTGCTCAACAAAACGAGCTGGTGCCGCTGACGAAGTGCATCGTGATCGTCAGCCCTTGGTCTCCGGTTGATCACTGGAAAACCCTGGCCGAGCAGAATGCGGAGGATGCCAAGTACCTGCGCAATGGCTGGCAGGTCGATCTGGATAAGCTAGCGGCTGCCAAGGCGGAAATCATCGCGCTGAGCAAAAACGTCATTGATATGACCCGGGAAGACTTCGATGCGACGCTGAACAACCTTCGCCGGATGGGCGACAGCATCGACGGAGACAACGCCTACAAACGCGATCTGTGCGACAGCATCGCCGGCGCCATGGCGTTCGGATACCAAAACACCAACCACCCACCCGAAGGCCATTGGGCGAAACGCTTCTGGGATATGGGCCGGGCCGAGGGTGAGATGCGCGAAGCGTTGACCGCGGCGCTGAAACTCAACCGCGAAAACCTGCGTGCCTGCCAGGCAACCATCCATCTGTGTGGAGGCTTCGATCCGGCATACGTCAACGACGCCCAGGCAGCGATGAAGGTCGCCGACGATGTGCTGGCGAAGTACCCACCAATCAACCCCGCATAGACCCCGAACGGAGGTAGACATGAAACGCGAACTGATCAAGATCAGCGAATTCCGCCGCCGGCGCTGGGGAGAAAACGGAACACCGCCCTGCTCCCAAGCTATCCGAAATTACATCCGTGACGGCAAGCTGCCGGGCGAGCAGATCGGCAAACTCTGGTATATCGACTGGGCGGCCTTCAACAAAGCCGCCGGCAACGACCTCGTCGCGATGGTATTGAAAGGAGCTGCATGATGGTCCCACGGCCGCGCAACAAGTCGAACAAAGGCTTGCCGCAGAACCTTTACCTGGACGACCGGCGCGGTAGCTACCGGTACCGGCGCCCGACTGATGGAAAGTGGTTTCAGTTTGGCACCGACCGGGTTAAGGCTGTGGATGCGGCCAAACAGCTGAACCTGGCATTCATGCAAGGCGCTGATCTCGTCGGCGTGGTCCTGGGCGAATCAACTGAGCTCTTCACTGCCTTCCTCGACGACTACGAGAAGAATGTGCTGCCACCGCGCGAATTGTCCAAGGGCACACTCGGGCTATACGCGGTGCACTTCCGCCGGTTCCGCCGTGAGTTCGAGGGAAAGGCTGTCGATCAGATATCGATCCGGATGATTGCCCAAATGCTTGACCTATTGACGCCGCGCACCGCCAACCAGTGCCGGGCGCTGCTGATCGACATCTTCAATCACGCCGCGGCCAAGGGACTTTGCCCCGATAATCCGGCGGCGAGCACCATCAGCAGGATCGAGAAGAAGGCCCGTAAGCGGCACACGGTTGAAGGTCTAAAGGCTATCCGGGAAAAATCACCCGCGTGGCTGCAGAACGCAATCGATCTGGCGCTCATCACTGCGCAGCGCCGCACCGACATTCTGTCTATGAAATTCGAAGACGTGAGGGACGGTCACCTGTACGTCGTACAGCAGAAAACTGCCAAGGCATCGGACATGGCGTGGATTCGCTTCAAGATCACGGACGAACTTCAACGAGTAATTAAACATTGCCGGGACAACATTGCGTCGCCATTCCTCATCCACCGTCGGCCGGACCGGAAGAAACAGAAGCAGGCCGAAACGAAAGAGCACTGGACCAAGATCGAGGAACGGTATCTGACCAGGGCTTTCAAGGAGGCGCGCGAGGCGGCGGACTGCTACAAGGGCTGGAAAGAGGAAGAGATGCCGGGCTTCCATGAAGTCAGGGCGCTATCGCTACACCTGTACAAGAAAGCCGGAAAGGACGGGCAGAAAATCGCCGGCCACGCCAGCGAGGAGATGACCAAAAATTACCAGAAGGAGCATGCCGAGGTGATCTGGTCGGAGGCCGTCCCGGACCTCGATATCAGCGAAATCGCCGGATAG